TTTTAGACATCATGCCGCCTTTAGCGACCATTACGGGGCCTGTCTTCTTGCTGGTCTCAGAAACCATCTTGTTCTTGGGACCCGACTCAACAGCACCACCACCCTTAGTTGCAGCACCCATTCCACGTCCAGACATTTCGTTCTCCTTCAAGGTTAGCGATACTTGGCCGTCTTGGCCGCGATACGCTTAGGTTGTTTAACAAACTGCTTTCCTGCCTTATTCCCCGCAGATTTTGCACGGTTTGTGGCCGCTTTCTCTGCAGGACTTAAACCTTTCCACGCCGCCTCAGGTAAGTACCGCTTTTTGCCCTTGGATGGCTTGCCATCGGAGGTGGTCCATTTCTGGGCCGTCCAATCTTTCAGCGATTGCTGTGGATTTTTGCTCATGTTTTATAGCCGCCGCCAGCTTTTTTGTATTCCGACGCAAGGAGCTGGGCCTTTCTCGCGGACCACTCACCGGGGTCTCCGCCTTTGGTGCTTGCCTTAATTTTTTCAAACAAACGCTTCCTCATACCAGGTTTGGTGTACACACCAGCCTGATTAACCTTGGATTTCGTTGCCTTTTTCTTAGGTGCGCTCATTAAATTTGTGCTCCGATATCATGCGATCGATCTTGTATTCTAGCCGATCAAACCGGTCCAGGATCTGTTGCATGTCTTGCCTAAACTCAGCTCGTGTGATGTGATCCCGTGCCATTTCTTCACGGGTTCGGTTCAACAGGATACTAATCCTGTTCAACTCATCAAATTTGCCCTTAAGCAGGAAAACCATGATTCCCACCACGAAGCTGAGCGCGACGTTCCATAGCATCATTTCCATGATCTAACACTTCCACCTTTTTCTCGCTTGACGAAGACGGCTGTCCGGATCCTTGGCAGCCTCGGGAAACTTCTTCATTTGACCCGCAGAGCGAGCACAGAAGGACTTGCGTCGAGCAGCCCTTGCTGGTGATGGTTTGTCTTCCGTAACAGCAGTCTTGAGCTTGGAGCCAGGGTTGGCCTTGCGAAAAGCCTTTACCCCCTTCTCCGTCATACCAGCACCCGCCTTGGTGGATCGGAAATTACCCGACTTCACCGAGGTTTTGATGCCCATGCCCTTGGAAGCCATTATGCTGCAGCGCCGCCCTGGAAGAAGAGCGTTACGCTTGTGACTTCAGCATCTCCAACATCAATAAAAACACCTGAGTCAAACAGGATGCCCATGTCTGGGATGATGATGTCATAACCGCCTGCAGCACCAGGGGTTGTTATGCTTACAAGTGCAGTTCCACCGCTTGTTGAGCCGTTTTTTAAGGAAAACGAGGACCCTGTATTTGTGCAGGTGTAATAAATGCCTACCACACGAGTGCGGCCACTGATTGCAGCCGCATCCGCTGTCTTGGTAACCGAGCTTATATTGCTAGAGCTCATAATAACCCCCTAATTAAGCGGTACGAGTAAAGGCGTATGCAGTTGCGCTTGAGAACATAAGGGTGAATCGAGCAAGACCAGTCGCACCTGCAGCAATGGTTAGGTCACCAAAAGATCCAGCAGTGTCTGCCGCAGCCGTTGATAAAATACCGTTTACTGCAACAGCAATGGTCACGGTCGATGCGCCAGCGGTGTTGTCGATGTACAGATCAAACACCGTGCCCTGTGTGGCACCAAGTTCAGCACCAAGCAAAGTTCCTGTAGGAAGCGTGATTGTGGTTGCTGAGGCAGAAGTCGAGGTTATATACCCAGTAGCGACTTGAGCCGCTGTTGCAGTTGCCGTTGCATTAATTGCGGCGGTTGTTGCATGGGTAATTTTGCCTGTACCAGCAATGTTGCCGGTCACGTTACCAGTAAGCGCTCCGATAAAACCGTTATCAGACGTAACTGGGCCAGAAAAAGTCGTTGAGGCCATTGAAGGCTCCTTTCGTGTAGTAGCACATCCCCGTACCGTCTCTACTATGTCTGCTAGGTCAGTCTGTACGGGTATTAAATCCTAGGTCTAAACTGCAAAATACACCAAAAAGAAAGGGGGCACAAGGCCCCCTATCATTACGCCGCGCCAGATGAGCCAAACATGCCCAGAGGATCGGAGAAACCAAAACTATAACGCTCACGGGCTTTGTATCGGACGTTGCCGGTATCAAAGTCACCATCCATCGAGTTCTGAAGCGGGGTACGAATAAAGTGCTTCATGCCGTTAGGAACGTCCGTGGTAAGGAACCACGCATCGGTGTCGGTTAAGTAGTGGTTAATGGTGTAACCCTCGGGAATCGAGCCGTTGTTCTTCAACGCATTGATGTCGTTGTCAGCCGTTTGAACACGAAGTTCAGTCTCAAGGAGACGAGTGGCAACGAACTGCAATGCAGGAGGAATAACAAGCTTGCGGGGGCGAGCTGCAATTAACAGGCCACGCTCATCCGTCCAAGCAGCGATCTGAATAACGGCGTTCTCAAGAGAAGTCTCATTCAGGTCAGCAGGGGTGGTAGGAACGTTGCTGTTAACACCGCCAGACACCAAGGGGTGCGAAGCAGAGAACAAAGGCACACCGTCGCCACCGGGGAAGTTAGTGTCGAAACCGTTGTTTAGAACGGCTGCAGCTTTAACTTGTTTGGTGTACGACATGGCACGAGCCAGGGCCTTGGTATACCGAGCAGAAAGAGAGTCATAGAGGTTGTCCTCAACGGCCTCTTCAGTCACGGAAAAACCAAGAGCAATGGTTTCGTGTGTGTACCGAGCGGTGAAAGCCTCTTGTGCGTTGTCATAAGAAATTGCGGCACCTTCGTTTTTAACGGGGGCAGCAGAGAAACCAGACAGCTTGGTTTCTTCTTCAAATGAACGCTCAGAAGTTTCAGTTTCGTAAATCTCCTTATGCTCTTCGCCGTAGCGTGCATACTCAAGACCAAACAAAGCGTTCAGTCCTGGGAGGAGTTCTTTAAGTAGTTGTGCGCGTGAAATAGCCATTTGTCAGCTCCTTATAGGCCAAGCGGGTTGTTGTACATATGACCGCCAGACGATACACCATCACCATCCATCGAAGGAGCATTGATTTTGACAATCACTTCTGGGAACAAAACGTTACCACTAGAAACATATGAAGTGTCTTGAACAACGTCAACGATACGAATAGGCAACGTTTTAGTCGTACCTGTAGCATCCAACAAGGCCACTGCCGAGTTTCCAGTAATCGTAGAACCCGTGTTTTGAACCAAAGTTGAGTTCTGACCAATGCCTGTGTACTGAATACCAGTAACAACCGTCGTGCCTGAAACCACAGCCATCTTAAAGAGGGTGTCAGGATCATCAGCAATGATGGCGTTAATGAACGTACCAGTAGCAGGCGTGATGCCACCAGGATAGTACTGTTGGAAACGAACTTGATTACTTGTAGAGTCGGTGTATGTGCAGCCGAGGAAAACGCCAGCAAAGCCCGTTGAAGGGCCTGTGGTGGTTTCATTAGCCAGAACAATAGTGCCGTCCGTTGTCAGTTTCACCAGATCGCCATAGAAGATTGCCGTGGCATAAGCGCTGGCAATACGACGATAACGAGTTGCACCGGCAAAGACCTGACCGCCGATCAAATTGACCGGTTGCAAGCCATAAGGCTTGCTAACAGTAGGATAAGCCATTTTTAACTCCTAAAAATTTATTTTGAACCAGAACCAAATCCGGCGCCTCTGGTTGTGGAAGTTTTCTTCTCACTGAACAGTGGCATACGGGGATCACTTTGACGCATGAAGTTGTTATCCACAGACTCCATTTGGGCTGCGTTTTGTTTACGGTAAAAGTTATTGCGCGAATCTACCAATTCTTCTGGCATCTTGCACAGTAATAGACCGCCTAACTCAACGTTCCCGTTTTTATCACCTGCGAGCATAAGCTCGGGATGGTCAAGAGCTTTGACCGGTTCCCAACCTTCACGGGTTTTTTTGGAAACATTCTGCGGAAGTGCTGCACCTAAAAGGGCAGTAGCGATCCATCGAAATTTCCAACCCGGTTGAGGGGTGGGGTCAGGAAGAGTGCTCGGTGGAGTGTATTCCATGCTACGAGCAGAACTCTCACGTGTTTGAAGGTTTCTAGGCGTGCGCTCTTGCGCACCGTCACGGCTCATTCGTTCAGACATTTTAGGACTCCGATGTAAGTTTAAGAACTTCTTTAGCGTACTGCTCATTGGTCAAGTTAAATTTTCTTGCCAGGGCTTCCTGGGTCTTAGTCAATTTAACTTTTGTCTTACCAGTGGCAGTTCGTGATACAGCGGCTACTACGTTAGCCGAACGTTTACTCGGTTGTTCCTTCCGTGTCTCTCCGAAATGACTCGGAAACACTTCACGCATGCGAGCGTCTACTCGCTCGTAATATTCATCACTGCGGGGATCGACCCCTGTTTCGACCAATTTCTTGTGCACCGCTAAGGCTAGACTGGTCATCTCATCATCCTGACCGAACCATTGATTTTGCTGTTGCCAGCTCATCGCTTTTGGGTCGGGCGGAGGTGCCTGCGGCGTGGTGTTTTGATTATATACCTCTTCTTTTCGTTCTTGTAAAGGGGCTGGGCGATAATTTTTTAAACGCTCCATACTAAACTTCACTTCAGCCAGTTCTTCTTGGGCAGCAATAATCGCGTCTGTGTCGTAATTCTCTTGAGCTTCCTTGAGTTTTTTACGAACCATAACCAAATTTGACTCGGCCTGGGCCTTCATACTTTCAACCGCCGTGTTCTGGCTTGTGTTGACGTTTTGGCGCAGTGCTTTGTTTTCTTCGATTAACTTTTGTGCAATACGGATTGCCTCTTCCCGTTCACGCGTAGCTGATTCTTTTGCTCGACGCTCGTCATGACGCGCATGCGTAAGCTCCTTCATTCGCTTTTGTACTTTTTCGCTGTATTCAGCGATCTCTTCATCCGTTGGGTCAACAACTTCACGGTCAAGAGGCTTACGCCCACGGTCTTCTACAGGCGTATCGTCTACGATTTCTAGCTCAATATCGCCTTCTTCAGTTTCAACTTCAAAATCGTTGTCTTCTGGTTCTTTCTCGTCAGGGAATTTGTAATTTTCTGCCATGATCAGCTCCTATTAAGCGCGGGTATACCCACGTGGGTCTTCAACAACGGCTTCAACCTGATCGTCATTAAGCAGGCGGAACTCTCTGCCGTGAATTTTAAAACGAGTTCCTGAGTAAGCACGAACTAACACAAAGTCACCCTCTTTACACCAGGGGCCCTGCGGAAACTTACTTTCGTCTTTGTAGGCATCTGGGCCTACTTTGACAACAAACAAAACAGTAGTGCTGTGCTCTTCGATCTTTGCCATTGAATCAGGCTTGAGTAGATCGGTGCCAGAAAACTTATCCTCAACTTCAGGAATAGCGCACAATAATTTCCAGCCAGTTGGGTTTGGCAACTGAGTTGCCTGCTGATTTTCGTCAGTCATCTGTTTCCTCTACTTTTTTAGCAAGGTCTAAAAGATAGGACTCTGCAATGGCTAGACCTTGAATAACCCCGCAGAGTTTTTGGTACTGTTCAAAATTTTGACAAGCGCCGCCTGCAATATCGTCGGCGTAGTTATTTAAATCTTCACGTATCTTCTGGCGTAGAACTTCTACGAATTTGTTAATCATTCTCTAGGTGCCTCCTGCGATTCCGCAAAGGTTTTGCCAATGTCCACGCCTAAGCGCGTCCCTTCTAACTCTTGTTTTGCTTCCGCAATCTGACGCTTCAGGTCCAGCTCACTTTGAGATGCTTCGATTTCAACCCCCAAACGCGCTCCGTCAAGCTCTGCCTGTTGTTGGGCTTTTAGCTGGTCAAGCTGCAACTGCAGCATTTTAATCTGCGTATCTGCTTGATCTTTTTGCGCTTTACGCTGGACTTCGGCCTGTTGGATCTGCAGTTTCTGCATCTCTGCCATCATGATGGGGTCTTGTGCGTTTTGCAGCGCCTGTTGCTGTGCTTTAGCTTGTAGGCTTTGGGCCAGAACAATCTGAGAACCTTCTGCCACCATCTTGGAAATCTGCACTTCCATGGCCTCTGGGATTTTCTCCTCGGGTCCGGGCAGCGGTGTACCAATCGCATCTTGAACCTGACGCCTGTATTGATAGCCCAAGTGTTCGGCTATGTGCGCTTGTAACGCACCTACAATAAGGCTTGCTTGCGGATTCTGTCCGATCAACGCTGCAACAGCGGGGTCGTTCATCATGTTCATGTGCGTTTGAATATGCGCCGCATGATCTTGATACATAAACGCTTTCATTGGCTTGAGCTTTAGGGCGTTCATGTTTTCCGTAATGGGGTCTTTGGGCGTCTGATCGTCCTCCAACGGCACCAGCTTGTTAGCGTTGCGTATTCCTAACACTTCGAGCATCTGACGGTGCAAAGCTGGAATGTCATACACCTGGGGCGCCATCTGGGCCAACTGAATCACTGCCTGATACTGCACAACCCTCTGGGACATTGTGGCTGCGTTGGGGTCGGACACAGGGATAATCTCCACCATGTCGTAGTCAGCACGCTTGGCAACACGGGGTCCTGAAGCAGGGTCGTAATCGTAGTCGTCGTCGGTGTAGTCCCGAATAATTACAGACAAAAGCTTTAGCTCATGCTTAAACGCGTAGTGCACTCGCGCCTGAACGGCTGACATTACCTTGAGCATCCGTTCTAACAGGGCCAACGTGGTGCCCACGGGAGCCTGAGCAGACATGTCCGAAATCTTCATGTCTGCTGTTGCGGCAAAACGACGACCTTCTTCAACAATCGTTCCAAGCAACTGGTACAGCGTCGCGCTGGGTTCTTTATAGGGCAGCGGCAAAATATTATCCCGCAGTGCACCAGCGCCAACGTCCACATCTCTAAACTCGCCTGGAGCAATCGGTGTGTCGTCGCCCTTAATTCGCAGTCCTCTGGATTTTAGACCACCGGGCAGGTTTGACAGCGTACCGGCATCCACAAGCTGCCTCATGATTGAGGTCGCTGATTTTGCAAACCCACCAATTAGGTGGAACAGACCAAAGCCGTAAAACCCAAAGCCTGGAATGTAGACGTAATGGACAAAATGGTCGCGTCGTTTTTTTGTATCGTCGTCTTCGTAGTAGTTGCGTCGTATCGACAGGATGTCGTTTGTTCCATCAAGCACTGTTATGACATACGGTATGGCAATGTCTGTCGGCTCGTCATCTTCCATGTCTTCGTAGCCCGGAAGATCCAAGTTGGCGTGGATCTCATACAGAGCATAGCGGTCATCATTAATAGACGACATACCGCTTTCTTTGTCTTTCTTTTCCTGCAGTTCATTTTTTAGCTTGGAAGGCTCACCCAGCTCAATGTCGCGGTAAAAACCTGCCACCTGCAGCTTGCGAATCTCGTTGCTGGTTTTGTACATACGATGTGTTACACGCTCGGCGCTCTCCAACCCCACCGTACCGTAGGCTACGATAATGTCCTCTGCTGGTACGAAGACCGATGT